ACCTGACCAAATGACCGTCTGTACGAGCGTACCCTTTGTTGTATAACTGCTGTTTGAGTAGACGAGCAAGCTCAGGCGACTTGAATACACTATTGTATACCGAATGCTCCCACCGAAGAGCCTCAACACTGACATGTTGATCAAACCGACTGGCATCCAATCCAACAGCAACAGGTCGTTTGAACATGCTCCAACTCTCCCACAGAGCCATACCAACCTGAGAGGCATTCATGCCCTTGAGCACCACAGCATAGCCAAACACACGACGAAAAGCCCCAAAGAGTGCCTTTTCAAACAACTTCAAGTAACATCCAACCCGAACGTTGTAGAGAGGGCTGCGTGGCTGTATGACTCGTGGAGCAGGATCGACTTTTGCATCAAAGTTGATCTTCTCAGCTTTAAGGAAAGTGCTGCAATAGGAATCGCTGTTCCTCAGCCCCCTGGCTTGGAGCATGGACACAGCACGTTCATAAACCTTCCTCTTGCGCCCATTATAGAGCTCAGGATACTCATCCTGAGATACAATGGGGGTCGGACGAAGAACGGTTAATAAACGCTTCCGAATGGAGTTTAACCTCTTAAAAGCACCAACTTTTGGCTGAGGAGGCCGGATCAGCCTCCCATCACGGAACACATATAAAACGCGCTCCGCAATGCCACGAGCCATGTTCTTCAAGTTATCACAATGTACGCCATACCTGACTCCAGTCCCAAAGCCAGATAAATAACGCACAGTGCGCTCACTACGTGTGACCCTACTACTCTCCTTGGTAATGTGGAGACCATCACAACCTGTTCTGTCAACATTGGTTGTGATACCAGGGAGGATAGCAGGGCACCCCTAACGGTTTTGATGGACCTCACAGCGCCTCTGGCGCAGCTGTGAGGCACGGCTAAGGCGTGCCATTTCAACACTTACAGGAGTAGGCGTGAGTGCTAACTCAACCGCGTACTCTGAGTGCAAGACGATATCACAATTACGCATATCGGGGTTGTTGTCTTTCAACCAACCCCTGGCAAATTCACCTGCCAGCATCCGATTGGCCTTGTTGTAGGCCATTTCACCAAACTTAGCTTTAAAAGCCATAGAGGCCTCATAGCTTAGCTTAGTAAACGGAAGCTGACACTCCTGGAAATCATCAAGTGAGTTGTTTGATTTCCAGACTCCATCAAAGTACGCTAGCCAAACGTCAGCATACTGCAGTCTAGGTCTCAACAGGAGCCATGCTACGGTGACAGACAGGCAGACGCAGGCGGCAATTAATACCGGGATAACCATGGTGACA